CAGAACCAGTTGAGACTGAACCCATTAACACAGAGCCAGTTGAAACAGAGCCTATAGATACAGAACCAGTTGAAACAGAGCCTATAGATACAGAACCAGTTGAGACGGAGCCTATAGATACAGAACCAGTTGAGACGGAGCCTATAGATACAGAACCAGTTGAGACGGAGCCTATAGATACAGAACCAGTTGAAACTGAACCCATTAATCCAGAGCCTGTAGAAGAACTTTCAGTTAGCGAAGAGGCAGAAGTTGTATTTGAAGAAAGCGAAGCCTCTATTGAAGAAATATCAGGAAGTGGTGCAAACCTTTCTGTAGAAGATGTTCAAGAAATTGTTACTGATTTAATTAGTGATAGCACTTTAGATGCATCTGAAGTTTCTGCAGTACTAGAAGCAATTGCTGAAGGTGGAGAAGTGTCTGCAGAAATTGCTGCTGAAGTATCTGAATCTTTATCAGAGGGCGGATTAACAGAAACAGAAGCAGCATTTATTACAGAAATGCTTTCTGCGGATGGAGAGATAACAACTGCAGAAGTTGTTAATTTATCTGAAGCCTTATCTGAAGACGGCAAGTTTACTTTGGCAGAAAAAGATTTAGTTGCAGATGTGTTGGTGTCATCAGCAGAAGGAGAACCAGTAACTGCTGCAAATATAGAATCGGCGGGACTTGAATATCGTGATCTTCCTCCATTAATTCCAGTAGAGGTAAGAGAAGATGCTAGCGGTAACCCTGTGGTTATTACTGCAGAGGTGGCTTCAGCATTGCTTGTACTAGAAAATCCAGCAGCATTATTAGATGCGGTTGCTACTTGTTTTAATCCAGATGAAGCAATTGAAGGTTTGACAGAAGAGCAAAAATGTGAGTTAGGCAAAGCCTTGCTTAGCATAGGTGCTGATATGTCTATTCCAGAACGTGAAAAAGCAGAAGATATTGTGGTTGTAACAATTATTGCTGGTCAAATAATTGTTGCTGCTGCACCTAGAAGAAGGAGATAAAATGAAAAAGTTAAAAGAATGGGGTATGGCAGCCCTAAACGAAAACTTTACATTCCTTGGCTTCTTTGTAGCATGGGTGGTTTTAGAGGGTAGCGCAAAGACGGTGGTTGGGTATGTAACCCTAGCATCAGTAGCCATATGGTTTGCAACCATAGGAATCCGTAAAGAAGACTAATAAGTTTGCTATAATAGGAGTATGTCAAAACTACGCATATTTCTATTATCAACTATTTTAGCCCTAGGACTAACATCCTGTGGCTATCAAGGTTTTTATAGATATCCTTGTCAGAATCCTGACAATTGGGAGAAGGCTGAATGCAATCCCCCAATTTGTGAAGCATCTGGAACATGCACAAAAGATATAATTAAAAAAAGCACAAAGTCAAACTTAAATACAACAGGGGGAACAAATAATGGCTAAAGAAAAACTATCTCCACAAGATTTAGATGCAAGATTAAAGTTTATATTAGGTATTACATTAGGATCAATTTTATTTCTTACTTCAGTAGGAATTTTATATGGTCTTTTATTTGTGTCGCAACCTATCGGCGCACAGTCTGAAAATGATAAGATGTTTTTTAACGTTTTAGGTAGCGTTGCTACTTTTATTACAGGAACACTTGCAGGTCTTTTAATTGGTCAATCTGGTGCTAAAGATGTAATGTCAGCACAATTAGCCAATAAAGAGATGGATGCCAAAAATACTCAGGCAGATAAAAAATTAGAGGCAGAAATTGATGCCACAGCAGCACGTCTAGCAGCAAAGCCAGATGGCGCAATGCCAGAAGAACAACCAGTTGATACAGATTGGGATAAGTAAAAATGGCAGATCAGGGTACAGCAGCACGTTTAATTGAAGTTGCTACAGCAGAGATTGGCACTATTGAAGGTCCAAAAGATAATGAAACAAAGTATGGCGCTTACACAAAGGCCAACTTCCAGCCTTGGTGTGGATCATTTGTTAATTGGTGCGGTAATGAGGCTGGCGTAAAAATTCCTAACACTGTTTATACCCCTGGTGGTGCAGCAGCATTTAAAAAGGCTGGTCAATGGATTGATGGAGATATTGCAGATCCAGAGCCAGGAGATATTGCTTATTTTGATTTCCCATCAGATGGCGTTGATAGGGTGTCTCACGTAGGAATTGTTGTTAAAGATAACGAAGATGGAACAGTTTGGTGCATTGAAGGAAATACATCTTCAAAAAAATCTGGAAGCCAAAGAAATGGTGGAGAGGTTTGCAAGCAATTACGTGCCTATAAGAAAAACAAGGCTGGAGTAATGATTTCAATAGTTGGGTTTGGTAGACCTAAATTTGGCTCTGCCCCTGCGGGTACCGCTAAAAAACCTGCTAGTAAGCCTAAAACATGCTCAGCATGTGGTCAAAATATAAAATAAAGGTGTTTGACTAAGCAAAAAGGGTTTGGTATACTTAAATGGTATATCCTAGGGGGATTTCTATATGACAGTCTTAGCCGTAGTTCGCCATGAAGGAAAAATCTTTATGGCTGGAGATCGTGGTGCCTCTGACGATAATACAATTCTTTCTTTAACTGCGCCAAAGGTTTGGAAACTTGGACCATATTTAATTGGATATGCTGGAGCATTAGACGGTGAGCGCATTCGCTATAATTTTAATCCATATGTACCAGACATAAAAGATACAGATAAATTTATGCAAACTAAGTTTATTAAACAACTAAGAAATTTTTATAATGACTGGTGGGTAGATACATCTAAAGAGGGTGATCTAGGTCTTATTATTTGTATTAGAGGACAGATATATGAGCATAGTTCTGTAGACATGTCACTATCAAAATATAATTTAGATTATTTAGCAATGGGCTCAGGTGCAGAATATGCATACGGATATTTAAATGCTACGGAAAACTCCAAAGATCCAAGAAAGCGTGTTGTAGGTGCTGTAAATTCTGCTATTAGATTTAGCCCTTCATGCATGGGCCCAGTTGACGTAGTGAGCGTATGATAATAAATCAGGATGACGGATTAGTTGTTCCAGATAAAACCATTGCATTTTTTCCAATTATTCCAAATGATGGTGTTAAGCCATTTGATTTAAAGGATATTGGTTTATTCTTAAAACCATTAAACACTAATCACAAAAGAGATTGGTTTACGCCACATTTTTATAAATGTTTACCTTTAGCAATAGGAAACATGCAAGGATTTGTATTTAGTTTACCATATAAAGTAACTGTTTTATGGAATGGTGGAAATAACGTAGATGATGTTCAGATAGAGTATCATGAAGATAATATATATAATAAAGTAAATTTTATAAATTTAACATCGGAATTTGGACATGGAATATTAACAATTCATTTTCCACTAACACTTAAGACTCCTCCAGGTGTTAATTTAATGACAATTTCTCCACCAAATTTTCCAGTTCCTGGGTTAAGTCCGATGACTGGAGTTATAGAATCTGATAATCTTAGATTTACCTTTACTTTAAATATTAAAATGGATTTTCCAAATTTAAAAATTACAATATGGCCAAATACTCCTTTAGTTGGATTAATTCCAATTCCAAGATATTTTTGTGATTCTTTTGAATTAAAAAATGCATATGATATTTTTGATAAAGAAGTTGTTGAAGAAGAAAAAAGAGTTTCTCAAAAGCATCTTAAAATAAGAACAAAAAATAATAATGAAATTCAAGTTGATGAAACCAAAAAATATAATGCCGATAAAATTTATTATTTAGGAAAAGACGCAGATAATAATATTTTTAAAGATCATCAACTTCCTAAAAAACAGACTTGACCTTTATAGCATTATCCTATATACTTAATATATGAATCATACATATGAAAAAGATTTCTCTCCAGAGCAAGAAGAATTCGGCATTTGGCTTTCAAGCGGTATTGATAAAGGATGGGTAACACCACCCTACTGCAATACTCATGATGGTGGATACGAATATATGGGTGAAGAAGAACAAGAAGAATGGGAAGCAGGTGGCGACCCATGTTGTCATGTCATCAGATTGATGATATCTTAAATAGATTAGGAATAAAATGAAAAAAATAACGCTTATACTTACAGCAACACTTTTTTTGGGACTGCTTCAATCGCAGCCAGCAAATGCTGGGGTTTGCTCTACTGGAACATACACAGTAGCAGGAATTAATACTTTTGGTGATTTGCCATGTACTGATCCTGGAACTGAAATTAATGTGACCGTTCGTGGATTGCATGATTATGGAGTGCCTGGTGGACCTACTGAATATTGTTCATTTATTTACGTAAGAAAAAATTTAGGAACTGCCTCAAGTCCAAATTGGGCTGGTTCTACAGACACAGTTTGTCCTCCAAAACCAGAACCAGTCGTTGTTGTTGCACCGATTCCAGAACCAGTTGTTACTCCAACTCCAACTCCAGAACCAGTTGTTACTCCAACTCCAGAACCAGTTGTTGTTCCAACTCCAGAACCAGTTGTTGCTAATAGAGTAGACATTTTTAAAGATACAATAAATAATGAATCAAGCACCGTTTTTGTTTCTGTATCTGGAGGAAATCAAAATGTATTTTCACCTGAAGATACAGTTGGAAAATCATGGTCAGAAATTATTTTTGGTTCAACAATTTTTCCAACGGAAGATAACACTAAAGCAACTGTTGGCGTAATTGAAGTAACTGCTAATTCTAGAAAAACAGAATCAACAACATTTGAAGGAAGAAAAACTGCACAAGAGGTGTCTTCTATATTTGCACAAAAAAATCTTACTTTATTGCAATCAAGAATTAATAAGTTGTTAATGCTTTTAGACGATTGGGTTAAATAAAAATAATAAAGTAGTGTTGCGGATATTGCATAGTGGTAGTGCGTAACCTTGCCAAGGTTAATGTGCGGGTCCGATTCCCGCTATCCGCTCTAAGGCCCTATCTTCTAGTGGTCAGGATACCAGGCTTTCATCTTGGTGAGCAGAGTTCAATTCTCTGTAGGGCTACAAAGTTCTGATATAATAATATTGTATCTGCCAAATGGGGATACATTAACTTATTCGCTTGAAAGGGGAATAAAATGGTAACACAGTTTGCAATGGATCTATTCAATGATCCTTTTTTTATTGGCTTTAACAGAGAGTTAAGCCGTTTAAATACAGCACATAAAATAAATTCACAATCATATCCTCCGTATGATCTTATTAAATTAGATGAAGATACATATAGGCTATCTCTTGCTATTGCGGGATTTACAAAAGAAGATATTGATGTATCAGTAGACAATGGAACCTTGATAATTAAAGGTGAAATTGTAGAGGTTACAGATGCCGAAGTTGTTCACAAAGGAATTGCTGGTCGTAAATTTGTACGATCTTTTGCTTTGGGTGAATATATGGAAGTATCTAGTGCTGAACTAAAAGATGGATTACTAACAATTAATGTTGTTCGTGTCATTCCTGAAGACAAAAAACCTAAAGTAATTAAAATAAAATAAAAAATAACAACCTGGGCATGTTGTAAAACTGCCTATTTTTTGATATACTTAGATATAACTATAGGAGAGTTTATGCCAAGATATGACTACAAATGCTCTATTTGTTCTTCACAAATTGAATTTGAAAAAAAGTTTGATGAAGAACTATTTCCAGTATGCTGTAATCAATCTATGCAAAGGCTTTGGAGTGCTACTACTGCAATTTTCAATGGTAGTGGATTTTATTCAACCGATAACAGAAAGTAGATGTATAATATGAGTATGACTAACATTGTTGAAGATCATCCCAGCGTAGTTTCAAAAAAATATATACTAAATGCCAATGATCGTTGTGACAAATGTGAAGCACAAGCCTTAGTTAGAGTTAAGGGTTTATCAGGACAACTAACATTTTGTAATCATCATTATGAAAAAATAATGAACAACCCTGACTCATACAATAAAATGATGGCTTTTTTAGTAGAGATTCTTGATGAGCGTGACAAACTTATTAAAGACAAAACAGTGGGAGGACTATAATGTATGAGTATTTTGTTAAAGAAGTAAAAAATGTTGTTGATGGAGATACCATTGATGTAATTATTGATTTAGGTTTTGATATTTTATTTTCATCACGTGTTCGTTTGGCTGGCATTGATACGCCAGAGTCACGCACAACAGATAAGGCTGAGAAGGCTCTTGGTATTGAGGCTAAAGAATATTTAAAGAAACAACTTAAGGATGCTAAGTCAGTTGTAATTCGTACAGAAAAAATGGATTCATCAGAAAAGTATGGTCGTATTCTTGGTTGGGTCTATATTAATGGAGAATCAGAATCTATTAATAATAAAATGATTAATGATGGATATGCCTGGGGCTATCTTGGAGATACAAAGATTAAAGACTTTGAGGTTCTTAAAAAGGCTAGATTAAAGTCTGGCAAATGAAAAACGTTTTTTACTTTACCGCAGATTGGTGCAACCCTTGTAAAAAAACAAGACCAGTTGTTGAGGAATTAAAAAAAGAAGGTTTTCAATTTCAAATAATAGATGTTGATTATGAACAACTTTTGGCTAAACAATTTCAAGTTAAATCAATTCCTACATTTATTTTATTAGAAGAAGGTAAAGAACTTGATCGTGTGACTGGGGCACAAACAAAGGCAGAGTTGGAGAACTTTATTAATTATGAAAAAACTATTCAAGAGAATATTTAATCCAGATGGAAAAAATATGAGTTCAGACGAGAATAAAATGATTGAAAAGTTGATTCTTGAAGGTGGGCTAGAAGTTGCGGGTGTTGATTCTGAGGATGGATCATTACTATACTCATTTACCTCTAAAATTAAAGAATTAATGCCAGAACTTTATAACGATCATCTTAACAGAGTTAATTCTGAAATACTTTCTCTATGGGAAAGAGCCTATGTAGACATAGATTTCTTGGCAAAGGAACCAGTGGTTACTCTTACAGATAAGTCTTTTGATCCCGTAGAAATGTCAAAACTACGAAAGCAGGATGTTTGGGCTATAGAAGAACTTAAACGCCTAACCCGCAAGAAATAACTCTGATATAATAAAAGCATGAGTAATATTGTAGAAGGCGATTTTGTAATGTTTGTCCATGAGGATAATGAAATCATGGCTGGCCGTGTTGAATATGTTATGACTAATCCTGGCTTACTTGGTCTTCCTGGTTCTGAATACTCAATGGAATATGCTGAAGATGACAAACCAGTTATTGTTCGTGCTTATAAGGCAGAAGATGGCGCATGGGAAGAACAACCATATGTTTTCTATCATCGCATGTCAGAAGTTGTAAAAATTGAATCATTATCTGTATCTGTTGATATGGTAATGGAAGTAGGATCAACTGGCAGTGGAATTCCAGCAGTGTTATCGCAATCTGATATGGAAAACATGTATGCTGTTCAAATAGGAAAATCTTATAACTCAGATAATGAAGATGAAGATAAATGGGACAACATGGAAAAAAAATGTTGGGTCGGATATGAGCAACGTGGCATGAAAGAAAAAGGTGGACGCATGGTTCCTAATTGCGTTCCTGTTGGTAAATTAAATGAAATGGATAACAACATGGGGAAAGCAAAGCCAAAATATGAAGATTTTATTAAACCAAGAAGTGGTGGAAGTGAGCCGTCCAATCCAAAACTTTATGCAGCAGTTGTACAAGCAGCAAAAGATAAGTTTGACGTTTATCCATCTGCAGTAGCAAATTCTTGGGTAGTGCAAGAGTATAAGCGTCGTGGTGGCACATACAAATCAGAATCAAAATCTACAACCAAAAGTATTTGGGGTGGAGCATTTGATCCTTTGACATTGGAAAAATAATGCCAAAGAAAAAATCAACAGCATTTAACCCTACACAAATAAAAAATGGCAGGGTTGTTCGTTTAAGAAAAGATGGTACTGTTAAAGCAGACCTTGGTCCATATCCAAAAACAAAGACAGGGGTAACTTATGGCAAATAAAGAACAAAAGGGAAATGCTAATAAAAAGAAAGAGCCAAAAATGACTCTTAAAGAAAAGCGTGTTGCTAAACAACAAAAACAGGACAAGAAGAATGGCTGATACATACACACCTACATCTGGCATGAAGGCTGCTGCTCGTCGTGCTTTAAAGTGGAAAGCAGATGGTAAAGCAACTGGTGCAGGAACTCCAGTGGGTTGGGGTCGTGCAACTGATATTGTAAATGGATCAGCAATGTCTCTTAGTACTGTTAAAAGAATGTTTTCTTTTTTTTCCCGTCACGAAGTAGATAAAAAAGGCAAAGGGTTTTATGATGGTCCAGAGTTCCCTTCTAACGGCAGAATTATGTGGGATGCTTGGGGTGGCGATGCAGGATTTTCATGGAGCCGTGCAATTGTAGAAAGAGAAAAAAAGAAAGTAGAAAAAATTTGGCAGGGAACTGCATTTGATCTAAGAAAGTAAGGGGGGATGTATGGACAATCTAGACAAAAATGAATTAATTCAGTTAATATCATTTTATAAACAAAAACTATCTGACGTAGAACTAGAGTCGTTAAAATTACAACTTGAAGTTAATAAACTTAACTCTATGGTTTTAGGTTTAAGCAAAGAATCAGTTAAAAAGACTAAATAATATGGAATATTTATTAGTTATAGGCTTGACATTGCTTGGTTACTGGTCTATAATTAAGATATCAGATAAGAAAAGAATATTATTTTTAAAAAAAATTAAATATCGGCAAAGTGATATTTATGAAATGATTAAAGATTTTATTCCAAAACAAAGGTTTGACAAGCCTAAGTTTATTACTCAATCTCAAAAACATGTTCAAAAAAACATGTTAAAGGTAGTAATAGAAAAAGATAAAGCATATTGGATAATGGATAATGTTTTTTATACTGCTAATGCTATTGACGGCAGGATAGATGAAGACACAGCAAAACCATTAGATATTGAAAATATGTCAATAAAAGAATTAGACAGTATGTTATCAATACTTGATGACTTAAAACAAGGAGTGGGACCAGATGATAGTGGCAGTGCAGGGAACGAAAGAGTTTAATCAGTATAGTATATTTTTACGTGCCATGAGTGTTGCCTTGTCAGGAATGAGAGAAGAAGATAATGAATTTATTATCTACTCTGCTGGACCATTAAAAATAAATAATTTTGTTTCAGAGTTTTCTAATTTATCAGAGCGTGGAATGAAAGCAAGAGGCAAAAAAATTAAATTTTATAATGTAGCACCTGCATGGTTAAGTAAAAATATAAATCAAATTAATTATTTTGCTTTTTTAAGTAATCCAAAAGAACCAAAATCTAAATTAGTTTTAACTGCAGAAGCAAACAATGTTGACGTAGGTCTTTTTAAATATTAGGAGAAAAAATGATTATTAGAAGTTTAAACACAATGGAAAAAATTGTAAGCAAAAATAAAAATCTTATCTGGAATGCGTGGGATGTAATTGATTTAAAAGAATCTGATGCAGCAAAAACCTCTCCTGCTGGGATTAGAATAAAAAACAAGTGGTACTTGCATAGAGTTTATAAGCCTGGTCGGAATGGTTGGGATATACCAAATAAGTATAAGGATTAAACTTGAAACAGCATTTATGGAAAGATGAGGCAACCTGCCTAGGTTTTGATACAAATATTTATTTTGATAAATATGAAGATCAAGAAGACTCTAGGTATAAAGTTGACGCACTTTGTAATCAGTGCCCAGTTAGAAAAATATGCTTTGCTAATGGCGTTTCTGGCAAAGAGTGGGGTGTTTGGGGCGGTGTATACTTAGAAAGCGGAGAAGTTTCAAGAGAATTTAATAAACACAAAACTAAAAAAGACTGGTCTGAAACTTGGCAGTCTCTAACTATGGAGTAAGAATGATTATACAAATAATTGGACTACCTGGCTCTGGAAAAACAGAACTGGCAAAAACACTTAAAGAACGTATTAACGCTATTCATCTTAATGCAGATGAAGTTCGTGCAACAATCAACTCAGATCTTGGTTTTGCAATTGAAGACCGTATTGAACATGCTCGTCGTATGGGTGAAACAGCAAGACTAATTGCTAAACAAGGAGTAGCGCCAGTAATTGTTGACTTTGTATGTCCAACTGATTTAACTCGTTCAGCGTTTGGTAAACCAGATATTTTGGTGTGGGTAGACCGAATTAAACAGGGAAGATTTGAAGACACTAACAAGATGTGGGAAGATCCAGAAAAATTTGATGCAAGAATTCCTGCAGACTATACAGTTGAACAAGAAGCAGATTACATTATTGAAAAGTTTGGACTACACGATTGGTCTGCGCCTACAACTCTTATGCTGGGTAGGTACCAGCCCTGGCACGAAGGGCACCACGCCCTTTATAAAGAGGCAAGTAAGAGAACAGAACAGGTTCTTCTTGGGGTCCGTAACACCTACAACACAAGCGAAAAAGATCCACTTAAGTTTGACCAAGTAAAAGAGTATATTGCCAAAGATGAATTCATGGATGGCGCATTAGTATTAAGACTACCTAACATTACAAACATTGTTTATGGTCGTGATGTTGGTTATAAGATTGAGCAGGTAGATTTAGGAGCAGATATTCATGCCATTTCTGCTACACAAAAACGCAAGGAGATGGGTTTATGAATGTAACAAAACAAAGATCAGCCTTAAAAGCAATTACATGGCGTATTATTGGCACGGCAGATACTTTTGTTATATCTTGGCTTATAACTAAAGAGCCAGTTACAGCAGGAGCAATCGCAAGTTTTGAAGTATTAACAAAAACAATCCTTTATTACTTCCATGAGCGTGGTTGGAATAAAGTGAGGTGGGGCAGAAAATAATGTATACAAACGAGATGCGTAACGCTGTGCATTCAATTGTACCTCCTAAAGGATTTGGCATAGAGATTATTGACAATAAACACTTTCTTACTGTAAAATTAGATGAATATAAATTTTTAAAAATGTTGCATGATGAAAAAATAGAAGCATTGAAATATGTTGTTCAAATAAAAAAGGCTTTAGAGATGAATGGAGCAATAGTATTAGTTACAAGGGAAGCAGTAAAATGATCAGGCAAATTGGTCTGTTTTTTATTTGTAAGATAAGATCACACAATCTTGTTGATGCTGGATCATGTCCGTTTACTGGTAAAACCTATGTAGCCTGCTTAAGATGTGGAGGAACAATAACAAAATGAAAAAGAAAATAACGATATTGTCATTATCAATAATCTCTATTCTTATTGCAATTAGTCTGTTTTTTGCTTCAAGACTTAGTCAATTGTCAGACTTAGAACTATTTGACATTGAAGAAGATGAATAATGCAAACATTTTTACCATACAAAGACTTTGATCAATGTGCAAAGACTCTTGATAATAAAAGATTAAATAAACAAATATTGGAGTCATATCAGATACTCAAAGTATTATCTAATCAATCTTCTTCAGGTGCTTGGCGCAACCACCCAGCCGTATTAATGTGGAAAAATGCTGAAAAATCATTACGTACATACGCTAATGCTATGATTAAAGAGGCTAGACTTAGGGGTATTAGGACAGATGGCAATGAGGCCAACCTAGACGCCTTAGAAGCCGTTTCTGGGCACCTGTGGGGTACTGAGAAGCCAGTCTGGAGTCAGTCATATCATATAAATCGTGTCAATATTACCCATAGGGCTAATCTTTATCGTAAAGATCGTATTTATTATGCAGAGTTTTATAAAGATACCAAGAGTGAAGAAAATAAATCTTGTTGCGATAAATGTTTATATTATTGGACAACTCACGCTATTCGGAATGGAGTACAATAGATAGTATGGAAATGATATTTTTGGTATTTTTTGCCACCCTCTCTTTTTCTTTTGGGCTATCTTATTGGGCAACTCTTAGTAAATTAAAAAAGTCCAATCTATTATTGGCTGAACTTTTTATAAAAAACAGGGCACTTGAAGAATTAAACTCTCAAGCCAACAGTGGTATTAATATGTCTGACGATACACTACATAAAGAAAACTTTATAAAATTCCTATCTGATTCCAGAGACTGGGCATTTGAATATATTGAAAAGTCACAACAAACCATTAAAGAGGTTTCTGATGAATTGAAGGTAAAAGGTTTGAATAACTACTCTGATAAACTTTTAGCCCTTCTACCAGAAATGGATCAAGGAAAAAAATAACATGAAAGATGTTCTGTTATCAATCATCACAGGTTTTGGATGCGGTGTCGTGTTCGCAGCATTCAAATTGCCAGTACCAGCACCACCAGTTTTTGCGGGAGTCGCAGGAATTATTGGTTTATGGATTGGCTATAAAACACTAACACAGGTTATATCCTAGGAGGAATAATGAATAACTTATTAAACGATAAGGCAAAGGCAATGCTAGCATCATACGGACGATCTGTCCTTGGTTCAGTAATTGCACTTTACATGGCTGGCGTAACAGATCCAAAAGATCTTTGGGCTGCACTAGTTGCTGCTCTAGCGCCCGTTGCATTGAGAGCACTCAATCCTAACGACAAAGCATTTGGCGTATTGCCAGATACAGGTGCCGTTTCGGATGCACTTAGCAAGATTGTACCTGCTAAGAAGGCTCCAGCAAAGAAAAAGGCTGCTGCTAAAAAGAAGTAGTTAGTTAATTAGGAGAGGCGAATTTACTAAAATAGATTCGCCTTTCTTAATTTTTATAATGGAGAAGTATGGACTTTGTATATATATGTAAAGATGGAATAAACGAAGAGTTGAAGTATTCAATTAGATCTGTCGTTGAAAGTTTTCCAGAAGCAAACGTATGGGTTGTTGGCGGTAAGCCTGATTGGTATGTTGGCAATTATATAAAAGTAGAACAAAAAGAATCAAAGTATAAAAATGCTGTAAAAAATTTAGAAACAATTTGTTTTTCACAAGAAATATCAGAATCATTTATCTTAATGAATGATGACTTCTATATTGTTAAAAAAATAAATAGAATAGAAAATTTTCATAGTGGTTTCCTATTAGATAAAATAAACCTATACCAAAAATTAAATGGCAACTCTCAATATACCAGAAAACTTTCAGGCACATATAAAAAACTTAAAGCGTTGGGATTTGAGAACCCACTAGACTATGAACTACACGTTCCAATGATTATGGAAAAAGAAAAATTAAAAATAGTTCTAGAACTTTTAGATCAATTTTTATGGAGATCTATATATGGAAACAAGTTTAATGTTGGTGGCACACAAATGGAAGACGTTAAGGTTTACAATTCTGGACCATTAGTTCTTAAGTCTTATAATTTAAACATAGATGATCACACATATTTATCTAGTGCAGATAGTTCATTTAATATTATATTTAATAAAATACTTAAGATTAAGTTTGATAAAAAAACTAAATTTGAGAAATAAGTTCTGAGTATTTTTCTTTTAATATTCCTGGTGCAAAGTTATTAAATCCTAACTCATAGGCCTGTTGTTTATAGTTAGTTTTATCATTGATAGACATATACTTGTCAATTGTTTGCGCTAACAAAACATTGTTTGCTTCAAACAAATTAATTCTAACCTTTGTTCTAATTGTTCCTATCGGATCTGATTCAACTAACCAATCTTGTGGCAAGATCTGATTATTGGGTGAAACATTTGTCATAAAAACGGGTAGACCAGAAAGCAAAGCCTCATTCATTGGCAAACATAATCCTGCATATCGTCTTGGTAATACCATAGCATCAAAGCCGTTATACATGTCTTCCCTGTTTTCTGGGTTGCCAATTTCAATCTTTAGCCTTGAATCTGTTACGTTAGTTGTTATTTCGCTTTGACTTTTAATAACTAATTCATAATCTGCCTTAGAGTGCTTTAGCATATTTATTACGGTTTCAGTACCGTTTCTATCTTTTGCTGCCTTCTTTCCAGCAATGTGTAATAGTCTATTGTGTGATTTAGAGATATTATTATTTTTTGCAGTTGCAAATAACTCAGGAGTGGTTGGAGGTGGAAGATGAATTACCTTTGTTCTATCTCCAAACATACTTTGAATTGTTTCAATTTGCCATAAACTAGGCGACAACAATACAGTTGGTAATGGTAACTCTGGGTTTGCTAAGTGACCAAACAATTCATAGTTATACTGCAGAATGGTTTTTACTCCACGTCTGTTTGCAAACCTTATAAAGTTTTGATCGTAAAAGGTTTCACAACTTAATACAACATCTACATCTCCTAAAAACATCTTTATCTGTTGAACAGACGGGAAACCCTGTGTCTTAATACAACTGTATCGGTCATACCACTCTGGATGTTGTTTATTATTATTGAACGGGGTAGAGTCAATTAAAAGAATCTTATCAGGACTAAGCATATTAACTAACTCTCTAGTCTGATTACCAAGGCCAGTGTTGTCTGATCTTGCTATGATTCCTAGTCTCATTCTTTATACCCCCAAGTTTTATCATCGGAAGTATACTTTCTTGTGCCCTGACGACCATCTAAATGGTAAGAACGTTTAATACTACCTTCAGGATGATATATCCAAAGTTTATGCATCTCCCATCCCTCTTGATTAAACACTTCATAGGGAGATATGTCATCTTGAATTGCTCCATGAAATGTATCTTCTATAAAAAATTTATCCTTGCATCTTGGTAAGACAATGTCTTTGTAGTATTTTTTTCTACTTAGGTGTGGTCGCTGACTCCACTGGATGGTTTTCATAAACCCATCTTCTAAACCAAACATAAGATGTTCGTGATCTTTTGGTATAAATGCTTCATAATGAAAACGAATGGTGTTTGCCTTATTGTATTCAAACATATCCAAGCACTTATCCCAGTCTATAGGTGTGTCTGGAGTTAGGGGAGCATCGCCTTCAATATAAAGTAATAGCGGTGTTTTAACTTCAGTAATTGTTTGGCGCATCATGTTAGTTTGATGACTATGCTCTTTAAATATAAAAGGTAGGATGTTTTTATCTTCATGTAAACACTTCCATAAAATGCGATTTTTGTATTCATCGTAATCTTTTTTACGATTTTTTTGTTCTTCTCTAAGACCATCTATCTGCATAATAATTTCGTTGTCTGGAAAATGAACACGAATATCATTAATAGTTTGATCTATCATCTTTGTGTTTGGGTGATCTGTAATTACAGAGGTAGCCATGACAATTGTTATATCTCTTTTATGCATTTATTTGCCTCATTAATTCATTAAACAAATCTCTTTTATATTTAATCCACCAACAAACTACTTGCTGCATTTCAGATATGTAGTTATTTAATAAGTCAGGTAATAAATTAGGTAGACTTTGCCAATTTTCAACAGTTTTTATTGAGTGCTCACCTTGAAATAAAAAATTAAAAAAATTTGTGTTCTGCATTTTTGAATCTAACTTATCTCCTATGGGCAAGCAAAGCATTTCAATTGCTTCATAGAATCTAAATGAATCAATAACCATTGCTCCGCTAGGGCAAGGAACAATCTTTGATAAAAACATTTTGTCATAATATTGTTTTGGTTTTAATCCTTCTGCAAAACCATTAGTTGGATTATAAAAAGAGTTTGGTATGTCAGGCATAACAGTTGCAAGTTCTTGCCTTCTTTGATGAGTTATCTGTCCTGAAAAAAATACATCGTAAGATTTATCTTGATATTCTGGTAAATTATTTGATAGATGTTGTGGAACACCTAACGCTAATTTATTATATTGTGAATGTTTTCTGTGCGGGTATTGAATCCAAATCTCAATATTACTATGCTCTATCTTATCAACCTTAAAGGTAGCGCTTTCATCTCCAGTAATAAATAAAACTACCCTGCCTATTTTATTTAACTCTTCAGATATTTGATCTTCATAGTCTACATTTTGTGGTCCAGGAATAACAACAAAGGCTCTATCTGTGTTAGGTAGGGTTGTTACTTTATCTGGTTTAATATTATTTTTATTAAAAAATTGTTTTAATAAACCGTAATCCCATTTATCAGCAGCACAATCTTCTTGTTTAACTGAATAAAGATATGCTTTAATATGATTCATAATATAAGTGTACTTCATGTTGATAATCAAGCAATGTTTCTTTATAGCCAATACCCTTAATAAACTGTCTTAAATCATGCAAATATTCTTTCCAATACATCATCATAAATTCTGGGTGTCCAGATAGCCAAATCTTAGGTTTATGCTCTCTAAGGACCCTCTCAGCCCCTCCTAGGACCCTCCATTCACTACCTTCAACATCAAGGGATATTGCAGTAGGCGGCTTCATTCCTTTTTCATAAACAAGAGTATCAATCTTTGTCTGACCATACTTATCTGCTTCATACTGAAGTTCCTTAAATCCGTGGGCTGCTTCTATTGGGGCATCTGCTTCTGGTGGAAACTCACCATAATAAATACGTGCAAGTTTATTATCTTTATCTGATGCAAACCCAGGAATACATGCAATTGGTTTTTCTAAATTATTAGCACTCCAAAGCAAAGGAAAGTGTGACCAAACCTTTGGATTAGGTTCAAATAAAACAACTTCTGCTCCCCACATTTGACATAGGGCAGGCATCTCTCCTTCTTCTGCTCCAACATAGTAAACAACATCGCCTTTACCAATATTTTCATGCATTGATTTTAATCTAATTTTTTCCCAACCATGTGGTTGATACCATTCTGGTCTATCTGCACGATGCTTTGGTAACATTATTTCAAATTCCCCGTTAACAGTAGCCTTAATCATTTCAGTCATTTTGTATCCACTCTACTAATGATACCTTTGGTATCCATCCAGTTAGATCTTTAAACTTGGCGTTAGAGGCAAGAGTTTCTTGCACCTCACCAATTCTTGGCGGTATAAATTTAATATCATTTGAAATCATATTAGCAATATCAAGTATAGCGTAGTTACTTCCATACCCAATGTTATATACTTCACCAAACCCATTTTTAACTTCAGATGCAAGTATGTTTGCTTGTACTACGTCTGATATATGGGTAAAATCTCTACGCTGAGAACCATCTCCAACTACTGTTAGTGGCTTTGACTCATGATGTTGTTTAAAAAATAGTCCTATTACTGGTGCATACTGCCCCTTTAATGGTTGTCTATCTCCGTAAACATTAAAATATCTAAGCGATATAGTCTTTAATCCGTAAAGGTTGTGATAAACTCTTGCAAGGTTTTCACCAAAAACTTTAGCAGCAGAGTATGGAGTTAGTGGATCAGGTGATTGTGTTTCTTGGTTTGGAAGCAAAGCCTTTTTGCCATAAGAAGAAGATGTGCTTGAATAGATTAGCCTATCTACCTTGTTAACTCTACAAAGTTCAAGAACATTTGCTGTTCCTACTGCGTTTGATTGAATAGATTTTTTAGGATTTAATATTGCTGGCTGTATTCTTGCATCAGATGCTACGTGAAATACGCAGTCAACATCTTTAAAAAGTGGTGCAATTAATTCATAGTCACAAATATCATACTTATAGTTTTGTGCTTTATCATTCCAATAGAATTGTTCATGACACTCTGCAGACTCATCATCAACACAAATAACATCATGACCAAGACTAATTAACTTATCAACGAGGTTTGATCCAATAAAACCAGCACCGCCTGTAACTAAATATTTCATTTTATATTTAAGGTTTCTAAAATGCTAGCCCATCTATGAGCATATGTGTGCTCTTTCTTTGTTCTTTCATGTCCATTAAGTCTGATTGCTTCTCTTGATACCCCGTCTAACAAGTATTTGTCTATTTTAGTTTTTAGATCTTCAAGGTTGCCGTGTTCATAAAATACAATTTCATTTTCATCTTTAAAGTATTCTTCAAGCCCCTTAATGCGAGGGTAGATAGTAAAACCACCACGACCAGTACTTTCAAACAACCTATCACTAGTGTAGTAAGGATAGTTAAAATTAATGTTTAAACTATCACCTATTGCTATCTTGCTTCTTGCATAGATACGGTTTAACGCATCTCCACGTACAGTTCCAGTATCACCGTCTCCACCAACATGTAAGAATCTTTTGCCATATGTGTTTCTCAAAAAGTCTATCAATTCTGGACGGTATTTATGTTCATGATGATAACCTTTACTACCAACAAAGATAGTATCATTCTCAAAATTATGTGGATCGTAATCTTGATGCAGATAACACTCTTTATCATAGACACCAGCAGGCAAGAAGTGCCCTTTTACCTGTGTATTTTTATTAAACCAATCACACATTAATTTATCTGTAGCAAAGAAGTGACCAATACTTGTGTAGAAGTCATCATTCTTTAAATCTTTTTCACGCTCAATTCCAAACCATAAATCTAGGTGGTAGGTCATAGTTGGTATACCAGCGCCCTTTAAATCATTTAAAACACCAGTCATGCTTCTAGATCCTGGGGTTTGCCATCTATGTGTATGAACCCAGATGAATAAGTCAGATTTCAATGCTTTCATTAATATTTCTGAACTACCTGCTTTTTTTTCCTGCAATTTTTGCACGGTATGCCCAAGAGATTCTAGAGACTTAGCATGATGATTCTCACTACTATAAGGTACTTCAAAGTTACCAAGAAAAACTATATTAGCCATTTATTTGCTCGTTCTGTCCTCTAGCAATAGCAGCAGATGCTTCAAAGGCTTTTTGTGTTCTACGAGACTTCAATAAACCTTTTGACTTCCAAAGTGGAATGGTTGCTTCAATGTCTCTGGCTATCTGCTCTCTTATTTCTTTAACAGTAAAAACAACAAAGTTCCACACTTCTTCTTTTTGTTTATCGTTAAGTTCTTCAGTCCAGTTAGTCATCTTCTTCCTCAAATTCTCTTAAAGCAGCAGAGTTTGTGTAACAATTAAAACAGTCACCATTAATAAGTTTTCCACCACAACTCTCACAAAACATACTTCTATGATACCAGATAGCGCCCCTGGCAGGAATTGAACCTGCGACACATGGCTTAGAAGTCCATTGTTCTATCCACTGAACTACAGAGGCTTTGCTGGTCTGGCAGGCTACGATCCTGCGACTTCCGAATTAACAGTTCGGCACTCTACCAACTGAGTTACAGACCACTGGTACATCTGGAAG